GTTCCGTTACTTCGGGTCCCGCTTGAGTGAGGACAAGGTCGTCGATGGCGGAGACGCCCCCGCGACGCAGGGCATGTCAGGGGATGTGTTTAACAATCCCGGCCCGACAATGGACCGCCTCTACGGCAAAAAGAAGTAAGCAGCTATGGCAACTCTTCCAACCACTAATCTCACTTTGGCCGACTGGGCCAAGCGTCGCGACCCGAACGGCTCCATGGCCGACATCGCGAACATTCTCTCGCAGTCGAACGAGATCCTCGACGACGGCGTCTTCAAGATGGCCAACGGCCCGACATCACACCGTGTGACCGTCGCGACCGGCCTGCCGGACGTTTACTGGCGCCAAGTCAACCAAGGCGTCTACCCGAGCCACGGCACGACGGCACAGATCGACGAAGGCATCGGCATGCTGGAGTCACGTTCTGAGGTCGACATTGCGCTCGCCAGCCTTGAAGACGACGAGCGCGCTTTGCGCCTGTCAGAAGCGCGCATGCGCCTCGAAGCCATGAACCAAGAGATGGCGACCACGATGTTCTACGGGAACACGGCCGCTAACCCTGAGAAGTTCATGGGTATCGCCCCGCGCTACAGCTCGCTGTCCGCGGGCAACGCGCAAAACATCTTCGACTGCGAAGGCACCGGCGGCGGTGCGCAGACTTCGATCTACCTGATCGGTTGGTCTGACGAGACCTGCCACTTTGTGTTCCCTAAGGGGAGCTCCGCCGGCCTGGAGCAAAAGGATCTCGGCGAGCAATCGGTCGACATCTTCTCTGCTGCTGATGGCACTGGCACCTACACCGGCAAGATGCAGGCGCTCGTCGACTGGTTCTGCTGGAAGATGGGCTTGGTCGTGAAGGATTGGCGCTACGCCGCGCGCGTATGCAACATCATGGTCAGCGAACTCGCCGGTTTCACTGGCAAACAGGCGATGACCGCATACACCACCAACATCATCCACCAGATGGCGGAGGCGATCTACCGCGTCCCGAACCTGGGTATGTGCAAGCCGGCGTTCTACATGAACCGGACGGTTCACAGCGCGCTGTCGCGCATGGCGATGGAGAAGCAGTCCTCAGTCCTGACGATTGAGCAGGGTTTGTCGAGCTACGGCACGGCGCGCCAATACCTGTCCTTCATGGGCATTCCGATCCGTCGTTGCGACGCGATCCTCAACACTGAAGACGTGGTTTCCTAGGAGGAATGAAATGGCAATTCGTGACCATCACTTAAACTTTACCCGGTCATCCGACTGGGACCTCGGGGCCTTGGCGGCTGACGGCGTTGCTTACGGACCAGACGCGATCACGCTCCCTTCTGGTGTAACGTCGTGGGACGACATCGGCGGCGGCCAGGACTTGTGGGTGGCGATTAACGTCGTCGAGTCGTTCACCTCTGCCGGCGGTAATGCAGCCGACTTGCGCTTTGACGTTCTCTTGGCTACCGACAACGCTGGCGGCGGGACCCCGTATCGCGTCGGTGAGACGCAGGCGTTCAGTTGCGCGGATCTAACCGTAGCGGACGCCGCGACATCCGACGTTGGCATCTTGCAACCGGCGGCCGCCAACGCAATCTTGATCCCGTTGAAGCCGCTGGAGGTCGACCTAGACGGTGCAGGAACGCACAACTTCATCTCACTGAAGGCGACCAACACTGACGGCTCCAACGCCTTCACGCAGGGCAAGGTGCAGGCGTGGTTGACGATTGGCAAGGACACTGGTGTCCAAGGTCTGAAGCACTTCCACCGGTCGGGCTTCGTCGTCTAACCCGTAGCGGGCTGCTTCGGCAGCCCGCCTTATAGGATCCACAAATGGCATACATTGAACACAACTGGCGCTTATCAGAAGCGCAAGCAATCACGGCTACCGCCAACTCGACGAACGTGATCGACTTAGAGGACGTTCGCGACCTCGGAGAAGGGACGCCCCTCTTCCTGCAAATGCAGGTCGTGAGCGTGGACTTTGCCGGTGGCGAAACGCTCACCGTCACGGGGGTTGTCGCAGACAACGCCGCGCTGACGACGAACGCGCAAGAGATCGTCGTAGCTCCTGGGTTGCTGGCAGCCAATCTGACGCTTCACTCGCAGTATTTCTTTGCTCTCGGTTTCTACCGTTGGGGTGAAGACTTCACGATCTACGCGCACGACGGCACCCCGACGAGCGTATTGAACGGCCGCCGATACTTCGGGCTGAAATACACCGTCACGGGCGGCGAAGGCGCGTTCAGTAACGGTAAAGTCACGACCAAACTGACGCTCGACACGAGCACCACGCCGCGCATCTACCCCGCAAGCACGAGCACTTAATCGTATGGATACCCCCCAACCTCAGCGCCGCGTGCGCGCACTTCGCAAAGCCTACGTGAACCACATCGTCCGCAAAGAAGGTGATGAGTTCATGTATTCCGGCGAAGCCAACGCAAACGTGTTTCTGGAGTTGGACGCGGGCGACACGTCGCCCGTCCAATCGAACGTGCCCCGTGAAGTGGAGCTAACGGTAGGCGATGACATCGACGACTTGCTTTAGCAGAAGCAGTCTTAGAGAGGGACGAGAGTAGGTCGATGCCCCGCCACCGCACACGCGGAGGTGGGGCTTTTATATAGAGAGCACAATGGTTGAATATACGCTTGTTCTTGAGATTGGTCAGTCGAACGCTTCGCCGGTTGGCGACATCCAAGGGTGGGAAGACAAACACCCCGAGCTCGCTATTCGGTCACCTAACACCGCGCGCTCGCAAGTAAAGCAGTTCAGCACTGGCTCATACCGCGATGACTTCACTCTCGCGGCTACGTTCAAGGGCGGCCCCCAGGTTGGCGACACAGGCGTGGTGTATGGCGCCGCCATCAACGGCACGTGGCAGACAGTCAATCTCCGAGGTGTAGCTGTCGACGCTGTCCGCGTCGCGACGTTCTACAACCCTATCGGCACGTTGCAGACAACAGGCGGCTACGCGCGGAGTTGGCCCGGCACATACAATGTCGTGCCGACAGCCAACGCGTTGACTCCGAACACGGCGAGAGAGTTCGCGACCAATTTTATTGTCCAGCAAGGTCGAGAGCATAGAGTTGCTACGTCGATCAGCGGCGACACTATTACGTCAACAGGGTCCGCCACATTCGCGGTCAACGACATCGTAGTGTTCAGCGCGGACTTTGCCGCACTGGGGCTAGCCAACCGCGGCCCGTTCAAAGTCACTGCCGTTGCCGGCGCGGACTTTGACATCCAGACGTGGCCGGAAGGCGCGGCCGTCGACCTCACGGTTACGGGGCAGACTGTCTCTGTGTGGAAGGTCAACAACACAGCTGTGCCGTTCTTAATCACGCGCAAGCGCACCGGGTCAACTCACACATACGCACCCACTGGGTTGGGTAACACTGGTGGGTCACGCCTAGTCGTCGACCCGCCGTTCGTCCCCGCGCAGAGTGACGACGAAGAGTTTACCGTCGACATGAGGTTGCAGAAAGACGCAGGGAGTGCATCTTCGCCGCTGTCGTTTGACGCTTTTTTCGGTGGTCAAGTAGAAGGCAAGTATGAGTTGGTGGCAGCGACTGAGCGCTTCGCTAAGTCGAGCGGTAAGCTAGTTCTCCACTCTGTCGAACGGCCGCTACGTGCTGGCCGGGCAATTCAGTCGACCAACCAAAACTCTAACTTGCCGGGAGGTGGCACCACTTCAATCTGCACTACCGGAGGTGTGTCTCTCGTTGGATACCCTGGTGCGGACAACTACTGGGCGCTAGGCGATGCCGTGATCCCGGTTACGGGGGGTCCCGGCTCGACCCCTGCCGAGATCACAATAGGACAGACCTACTACGTGGTCAGCGTTAGCGGCAGCGCGCTGGGGATAGCGGCGACTCTTGGCGGCACTCCGATTTCGTTCGCCGGGACAGGGGAGACGTTCTTGCTCACGTTCGCGGCCGGCGCTCTGGTTCGCTGGCCTACGCGACAGCCAACTGTTGAGGTGCCGTCTTTGTTGACTGCCTCACAGGCAGTAAATAATTTTCTGTCTGTCATCGTCGCGGTTGAGTTCACGCAAGGTGAAAAGATCAGGGTCAGTTACCCGAGTTCGAGCGCGCCGGCGGGGCTCCCCGCAGGTGACTACCTTGTGAGCGCAGTGGCATTCGCTGCCGGTGCGGAAGTATTGACGTTGACGGAGCTCGGCGGCGCCGCAACTACTTACACGTGGGGCGGGGAGCAGCCGGTGGTCGAGCGTCTTGACGCATACACGATGTGGTTCGTGTCTGATGTCCGTGGGGGTGACGAGATCGACCGGACGACACCCGAAGTAGCGTCACGCACAGTGCAATGGCAGACCACTGCCCGGTTTAACGGGTCAATCAGCGGCTTGAGATTGCGCTGCGTCTCCGGCGCCAACCTCGGGCAGTGGAAGCACGGAACGCACGTGACTTTCGATGTCACTCCCTTCCTGTCCCAGGTCCACTTTGACGGTAGCTGGGCGAGCACGCCTGAACGAAACGACGTGTTCGTGCTGGAGCCTACTCCAGTAGGTGACCAGGAGCGCCCGTTCGAGAAGTTCTGCCAGCTGTTACCTTGGTCGCCCTTCGAGGGGAAAGCCCGCGGCGCGCGTTCTTCGGGGACTGTCGCTGTCACCATCTCGTCGGGCTCGACGACCGAGATAGTGTCCACTGGCCTCAACGCTCCGCTCAAGACATCGGTGCAGTTCTTCACTACCGGCGAGCTCCCCAACGGGCTGATCCCCGGCAAGACTTACTACTCAGCAAAAGCTGCGGGCAACGCGATATTCATCGCTGAGACGTATGGGGGCCCTAGCCTACTACAGACATCAGCCGCAGGGAGCGGCACCCACTACGCTCAGACGGTCGACAACGATAATGGGTTCAACCCCCACCCGCCGGGCTTCAACTACCCGAGTCAGTTCGGGACACCGCGTCGCTACATGCCGTTCGACGGCTACGTCGTAGGGTCCTTCTATGGCGAAGAAACGTCGCAGCAGTCCGCCGGAGTAACAGCCGGGCTACAGTTGTCGTTCGACCTATACAACTACACCGGCCGCCGAACGCTGTTCGTCCCGTTAGCTTTTGGTGGCACGTCAATCAGCCACAGAGAAGTGCACCCGACAGGCACGGCCTCCACGTTTGGCTGGCTTGATGAGAACCAACAGATCAGCTGGGCGCCGGGCGAAGAGAACGGGTGTTTCGCTAGGTTGGAAGACACCCTCGACGGGGTCAAACTAGCACTAACGGAGGAAGGCTCGACGATCAAAGACGTGGTCGTGCACTTCAACCAGGGCGAAGCAGATGCCATGGCCGAATACACCGCTTCGACTTACCGGCAGAATCTCAACCGTCTCAAGCAGTCTGTGCGGCAGGCGCTCTACGACCGCGGTCTGGCGCCCGTCAAGGCCGCGCGTATCAAATGGCTACACGCCACGATCAAAGAGACGCTGACTGCGTGGCCGTATGCGGCGACCGTGAACGCGGCTATCGACGCAGAAGCGGCCGCGGACCCATACAGCCGCGCGTTGGTGGGCACTGACTTGGAGGTGCACGCCGAACGAGACACCTTCGCCGGCAACTCCGACGCTGACGGGTTCCACTACCACGGGGCAGAGATGGACACGTTAGGCAAGCGCGCGTTCACTGCATACAAAGCGCTCGAACGCAGCGGCTACACCGAGACGGAAGTCTGCAACATGGCACTGTCTTACCTGGGTGAGCCTGGGCGCTTAACTAACGTCGACACTGACACGACGAGAGAAGCCGAACTGTGCCGGCAGTTCTTGCCCCTCGCGCGCGACGAGCTTATCGAGCGCCACCCGTGGGACTTTGCGCTTCGTTCGGTGAGGCCGACTAAGCGTTCGGCATCTCCGCGCGTAGACTACAAATACGCATACGACTACCCCGAAGGCGTCGCGTCAGTGCTGGGCTTGGTTCGCTCCGATGTCGACTACAACTACAAGACGATGGGCACGACGGGACAGTATGAGTATACGGTCGAGCTCGACGACAACGGTGACCGGGTGTTGCTGACTGACCTCGACGATGCGCTGATGCTTTACGTGGCCAAAGTCACGGACCCGACTAAGTGGAGCACGACGTTCACGTCGGCGCTTGCTTGGCGCTTGGTGTTCCACATGGCCGGCGCCGTCATTAAGGGCGAAGAGGGGTCGAAGAAAGCAGTGGCTGCGGCCGGGATGGCCGAGCGCGCACTCCGCACCGCGACCAAGCACGACGGCGACACCAAGCGTGATGTCGACATAAGTAATCACGTGCCGACCTTCTTGCGGCACCGCAGCAACCCAGGGTCCTACCGCCGATGAACACGCGCACCGTGCAGCTCTCTTTTGCAGGGGGCGAGATAGCCCCCGAGCTATATGGCAGGCCCGACGCGGTGCAGTATCGCACAGGGGCGGCGCAGCTAAAGAACTGGGTCGTAAAGCCCCAGGGACCTGCTCGCACACGGCCGGGGCTGCGCCACGTCGCCACGTCGACAGCGACAGCGGCGCCGAGGCTCGTGCCTTTCATCTACTCGACAGGGCAGAGTCTGGTCGTTGAGGTCAGCCGCAATGCGGCCGGTCAGTCAGTGGCGCGCTTCTTCACGCAAGGTGCCGCGCTGAAGTGGGCAGTCCCTTTTGATCTGGGTGACGCGCCGCTAGCCGTTGACGTAGCTAACGACGCTTTCGTGGGTAGAGAACACCACGGCTACGTGTCGAACACAGAAGTCAGGATGCTGGTCGATAAAGATGGCACGGACTGGCCCGCTGGGGTGAGCGGCAGCAACACTTATTTTGTGGGCGGGACCGACGAGTTCACGACGCGCCGGTTCCAGCTGTTCAGCAGCTCTGGGCCTACGGGTCTGGTGTCTCTCACGAGCACTGGGACTGGGTATCTGCGCACCTTCAAGTCTGCGGATCTCCCTACTACGTGGGCCACTAGCCGCGACTATGAGGCGGGCCAGTTAGTCTACTGGCACGGTAACTCAGACCCGACAAAGCAGGCTGTCTACCATTGCACGACAAGCCACTTCTCGACGGGGGCGGACCCGCTCGCCGTAGACTCAGCCAGATGGCACCGACAACCCGACGACGGGACACTGGAGATTGTGCTGCCCGCCACGGACGCTCTCGGCACCGTGGGGTATGCACAAGCGGATCTGAGTAAGCTGGTGTGGCGGCAGAACGGTGACGTGCTGACTCTGGCTAACAACACCGGCACCTACCCACTTGTAGAGCTCATACGTGGAGGAGCCACGTTCTGGAGTGCCAAACAAGTTGCCCTGAGCGCAGCGATTGGCGCACCTTTCATGTCTTCGATTACCCCCGAGCGTGGGGTAACACACAAGTTTGATGTCGCGTTAGGTGCGGGCGGTGCTACATCCGCCGTCCTGTTCGTGATGCCGGCTAGCGCCGGCACTACTACGCTTCCTGTGACCTCCGGTGACCTCATTTACGTGGTGTCTGTCGGCAGTATGGCGGCAAACTACATTCCCTTGCTGGTGGACCCCGCAACCGGCGCCGCCCCCGCCGGCATGTCGCTGGAGGATCGGAAGTTCCAAGCCGGTCAGACGTATCTCGTGCTGTCTACAATCCCGGCCACCCATGAAGTCCTGCTTGGCGACCTGAAGGGGAACGAGTTCCGCCCGGGATCGAGCGGTTCGTCGATAGGGACTGCTGGTGCTTCCTGGTCGTATAGCAGCGCGACTGCCGACTCGACGCAAGAATACAAGGTGACATCTATCGACGACGACAACCGGGAGTCGCTAGCTAGCTCCCCTCTGTCAGTAGACAATATTTTGTCGGTCAATGGCGCAAGCAACACTCTCAACATCCGCAGCTCGCAGCCGGGTAGCCGCTACAGGGCATACAAGAAAGAGAACGGGCTGTTCGGCTATATCGGGGAGGCCGAAGTAGACGGCTTCACGACCCAGTTCGTAGACGACAACATCGCACCTGACTTAGGGCGCACCCCACCTATTCTCGACACATCAATCACGGGCACAAACTACCCGGCCGCTGTCGGCGGTCACGAGCAGCGGCTTTTCTTGGCGTCTACTGAGACGAACCGGCAGACGGTCTGGGGGTCGCAAACAGGGAACGAGCTCGACTTCACCTACACGCTTCCTGTGCAGGACACGAACAGGTTGAAGTTTACGCTCGATTCAAACCAAGCCCAGACCGTCCGCCACATCATCGGGATGCGAGACTTAATCTTGCTCACGTTGTCCGGCGAGTTCCGTGTGCGTGCGGCCGACGACGGCGCGCTGGCGCCGTCTACCATCTTCGCACGCCAAGAGGGCTACGACGGCGCCAACAGCGCACAGCCAGCCGCCATATCCAACCACGTCGTGTATTGCGCAGCGCGCGGCGGGCACGTCCGCAAGCTAGCTTACGAAGCGCGCAGGGCGGCGTTCGAGTCACTGAGTGTCAGCCTAAGAGCGCCCCACCTATTCGACGACTTCACTGTGCTTGACTTTGGTGTGGGCAAGGCGCCATTCCCTTGTGTGTGGGCGTGCTCGTCAGGGGGCAAGCTGCTGGGGATGACGTTCGTGCCAGAGGAACAAGTTGAAGGCTGGCACCAGCACGAGACTGCGGGCACCTTCGAGTCAATCACAGCAGTGCCCGAGGGTGACGAAGACGTTCTGTATGCTGCGGTGAAGCGCGCGGATAGTTCAGGCGCGGCTGTGTATACGATAGAGCGCCTGCAAGAGTTCAGTGTCTCTGACATCAAACAGGCGGCGTGTTTAGACGCACACACTACGACCTACACGACAGCCGGTGCGCTCTACGGCGCCGGCGCGCGGATAGACGCAACCGACGTATCGATAGGCGAGATTGTCACCGTCACTGGGCGTAATACCGCCGACACGGCCACACAAGTTGCGTTCGACGCGCAGGACGTGGGCCGCGAGATCCACTTCACGAGCGCGGACAAGACATACAGAGTGCTGATCACGGGCTACACTAACTCCACCGTCGTCACCGGCACGTTGCTCACTGAGCTCCCACCTAGCCTCGCAAGTGTGACTTTTGCGTCCGGCAGTTGGCGTTTTGCGAGCTCGCGCATTTACGTGCCGGCTTGGTTGGCGGGCACGGCGTGTTCTGTCGTTGCGGATTCCGAGGTTAAGCCGGCCGTGACACCCGTGAGGGACCTGAAGAACCCCGAATGGGCCTACGTCGACCTGTCAGCTCCCGGCCTCGACGTGCATGTAGGGTTACCTTACGTCTGCGACTTGCAGACGCTGCCCATCGCGGTGCAGGTCGAAGGGCTGGGCACAGGCCGCGAGAAGAACGTAGACAAGGCGTGGTTGCGCCTCTTCGAGGCCGCCGGGTTATCCGTCGGCCCTGACGCAGACAACCTACAGCCCGTCACAGACGCCCAAGACGGCACCGCGCTCGCCACCGGGGAGACACGGACCTTGGTGACGGGTAAGTGGACAGAAGATGGGCAGATCCTCGTGCGGCAGGCGAAACCGTTCCCTGCGACTGTTGTGTCACTTGCGGCACGCGTATCCTTTGGAGACTAGATGACCGACGACATCCACATCAATGATCCTTACGTGGGCAATAACGACCTGAGCCTGTCTGGCGGCATAGACTTGTCTAGCGGTGAGGACTTAGCTGGCGCCAAGCAGAACAAGCTCATGGGTCAGATAGCTTCTTGGTCTGCCGTAGGGCTATCTGCCGCGGCGGGCTACTTCAGCGCGCTGACGAAGACGCAGACGATGAAGACCAAAGCGCTGGCGCTGGAGTTCCAGGGCACGCAACTGGACATGCAAGCGCGCGACTACGAAGACCAGGCGCTCTTGATCATAGAGTCGGGCAACTCCGAAATATCCCGCCGGGGCATGCAAGCCGGGCAGGAACGTGCGCGCGCCATCGTCAATAACGCGCGGCGCGGCGTCCGTCTGGCCGCCGGAAGTTCTGCGGAGGTGCGGGCCTCGATGGAGATCGTGAGGCAGATGGAAGCGCGCACGATCAAAACCAACGTGCGCAGGCAAGCACAGCAAGCCCGACGATCTGCCCTTAACTCGCGCATCGCCGCAGGCGCCGCGCGGGTGTCGGCAGAGAATATGCGAGGGGCGGCCGGCGCCATCAGCCCCGGTTTAGTTGCGCTCGGTGCTGGCGGCAACATGTTCAGTCAGGTGG